GGGGTGACCACAACGGCTCTGGCTCTGGCTCCGGTTTCGGCACCGGCTCCGGCGAAGGCAACGGCGACGGCACCGGCACCGGCTACGGCAACGGCTACGGCAACGGCGAAGGACAGGAGTAGACCATGCTCCAAAGAACATCACACATCTGGCCAATCACCCAACCATAGCCGGTGGCGCAGCCAGCTGTTTCGGCAGTGTTGTTTGCCAAACAAAAGTACAAGGGCCGCGGTTCGCGGCCCTTTGTGCAATCTCCGATGCCATGCCCACGCGCACCATGAGCAGTTACGCCCGGTCAGGGCGTAGTGTGTGATTCGGGAGAGGTCAGCTATCCACCGCATATCCGTGCGTTAGTTTCGTTGTGAACGACGATGTCCACGAGGAGGGTGCGGTCGTTTTGCAGCAGCCAATCAACGGTGTTGTTGTCGTCAAAATACAGCGGCGAGGCTATGTCGCAGTAGCTGTCAGTCGTCGTGACGCAGCCACCGAGAAGCGCGGTCAGCAAGCCCGCTGTCGTCCAAGATTTCCACATCGTCCTTGATCTCCTTGGCCTTTCCGATCTTGTCCAGCCGGGCGCGGTCGATTTTGCTGCGCTGCCGGTCGATCCCGCGCTGCACCCCGGACATGTAGATGCCCAAGACCCCGGCGACGAAGGCCAGCGCTACGAAAAGGTACAACTGCAGTTTAGCGCCGACCATCGGACCACGCCTTCAGCCGTTCCTTCATAATCCATAGAGCGAGAAGCGCGACAAGAACGCACCCTGTGATAGCAATCAGCTGCGCGTTGCCGTCCAACGTGGCGACCGCGCCGACACCGCCGCCAACAGCCCCGGCAATTTGACCCGCGCTCGCCTTCACCGTGCTAGACTGAACAGGTTTCTCGCGCGGCGTGTCAACCATTACCTTGCCGACAGGTCCTTGGGCCAAGATCAGTGCAGCCTCGGCCTCGCGGCGGCGCACAAGGCCGCGCAGTACCTTGCCGCCTGCTTTGTTCCACCATGTCACTGCCTCGGCGGCACCTTCGACGTCACCTGCATTCCAGCGTTTCAGGGCGGTGCTCTTCACGAACGACTGCCAGCCGATATTGTATGCCAATGACACGAACGCACCAAACTGGTCGGCGTTCGGTTTGATGGTGAAATGCGGCTGGATATTGTTGGCAAAGCGCAGCACGCCCTCGCGCAGCATGTCCTCGGCCTGTTGCGCGGTCCATACATCATCGCGTGATACACCGGGGCCGAAGCCAGCGTCATTGGTATATCCATATCCTATTGTCAAAATCCCAACCGGGTCTCGGTAGGCATTCAGCTGCAGGCCTTCAAACTCTTTGATGAGTTCCAATGCTTTGTCGCTAATCGGCCAAGGTTCCATGCCCGGTGTCCTTTTCTGTCATCGCCAGCGGTTCGAAGGCATAGTACCATGAACATGTGGCAGGTGTCACATAGCACATGTCCTGTGTCAACTTGTTGACAATGCGCAAGGGGGAAGGTAAATGGACCAGCAAGAGGCCACTGTGGTTGCTGTAAATTGCGAAACGCGTCTGGTGATTTTAGACGACGGGCGAACGTTGCCAATCATACACTTCTTCGATGACTTCGGAGATGATTGCGACCCAGATGACGCAATAGTGCTCGTGGCAGGGCACGATGGTTTCGGATACGTTACCATCGAACTGGACTTTTTTGACGAGGAAGTCTCAATACACTGAGGGACGAATGCGAGACTGGAAAAAATTCAAAAATGTTGCGGTAGCTACCGAAGACTACCGCCGCCGGCGATGATTCGTCAGCTGCCCGTGCCCGTTTCCGACGAGGACGCAGCTTCCCGGGAGACTTTACCCGAGGCGTAAAAATCTCGGGGTCGAGTCTCGGCCGATATTTGAACGCGGCCAGATCGGCGAGCGTCATGCTCTTCCTGTTCAGGTCGAAAAGCAGACGGCTGGCCTCGGGTGTCAAACCGCTCCAGTATGAAAACTGAGCTATGGCCTCGGCCATGTTGATGGACCCTCGCCGGAACCAGTAGATGGACTGGTACATTTTCCACTGAACTAGCTTTTCTTCGGCGTCAGTTGTAGCCACTCACGGGCCTCCTCTCCAAGCACTGCCGCCGACATGACCATCTTGTTGCGCAGTGCCTGCACAATGCGTTCGTCGATGGTGTTGTCGGCGATCAGGTCAATATAGGTCACCGGCTTACGCTGCCCGATCCGATGTGCGCGGTCCTCGGACTGCACACGCGTTTCCAGATCAAAGTCGTTGGACACGTAGATCACAGTGTTTGCCGCCGTCAGGGTGATGCCGTAGGCACCAGTCTTGTTGCTGACGAAGAACCGCAGCGGATCGTTCGGATCTTGGAACCGGCGCACGATCTCCTGACGTTCCGCCGCCGGGGTGTCCCCGTAGTACACGGCCGCGGTCCCCGGGCCGTGGGCCTTTTCCAGAGCTTCCTTCAACGCCTTCATCTCGTACCGGAACCGGGACCACAAGATCACCTTTCCGTCGGTTTCGTCAATGCACTCTAGCGCAGTGTCGATCCGGCGTGTTGGGATGTCGATCATCTCATCTTCGTCGTTTTTCAGATGACCGGCGAGCACCTGCTGCATGCGCAACATCTTGGTGATGACCTCTTGCGCTGTGACCAGACCGCCTTCTTCGACGAAGGTAAATGCGTCGTGGCGCAAATCGTTGTAGTATTTGATCTGGTCCGGGGTCAGCGGTACGCTGCGCGTTGTGTAGATTTTCTCCGGCAGGTCGAGGCATTCTTCTTTCAGCACCCTGTACGACCACCTGCTGATCCGCTCACTGAGCTCATCGATGTTGCGGTAGCCCACCACCTGCTGAAAGCTGTGTGCCCCCATGGTGCGCTTCTGCAGCACCGCGTAGCGTGCTTGGAATGCGAAGTAGCTATCGTACCCCAGCAGGTTCGGATCAAGGAACGCGGCCTGCGCATAGATGTCCAGCGGGTTCTTGGTCACAGGGGATCCGGTCAGCAGTCTGCGGTAGCGAAAACCTTTGCTTATCTTGCACAGGGATTTAGTGCGTTTGGCTTTCGGGTTTTTGATCGTGGTGCTTTCGTCGATCCCGATCAGACCTCGGGCCCCGTACGTGCGGGCAATCCACTCGCCTGCCTTCACACCTTTTAGTGTTGAAAACGCTTCGACGTTCATGACGAAGATCGTCAGGACCCCGGGCCGCGGTTCGCGGAGCTCGGCCATCTCTGCGCTTTGCGTTTTGTTGGGGTTGGCGTACCACTGTATGACTCGGTGTTCCACCTCATCGCTGAAATGTTCGGGGATCTCTTTGCGAATCCAGTTGCCATAGACGCCCTTTGGCGCAATGATCATCGCGAAATCTATCTCCCCTTCGTTTGCCAGCGTGGCGATGGTGTCAATCAGGACCTTAGATTTTCCCGCGCCCATCTCCATGAAGAACCCAAAGTTCTGTTGCATGATGCTGCGACCAAGGGCCTCTCGCTGATGCTGATAGGGCTCGGTCTTAAATTTGTAGTTGACGTTCATGATCACCTCCTATAGCGTGTCATAACGCACTATGAACAATGCGTCAAACTCAAACCTGAAGAGGAAGCAACTTATGGACGACATATTCGATGACATGTTCGACGACATCGCGGACGACGCCGCGGCGTTGGAGACATTGGACAACGCGGACATGAAGACATTGTCTGCCGCTGTCCGCAGGCTGCGCCAGATCGAACTGGATTTGGAGAGCGCCGAACAGCACCTGAAGTACCTCAAGCAGCAGAAGCACAACGTTAGCAGCGAGGTGATCCCGCAGCTGATGGACCAGATGGGTGTAGAGCGCGTGGATGTTGACGGGCTGACCTGCACTAAGAAGCAGGTGGTGCATGCATCGATCCCGCAGGATCGCAAGCAGGAGGCGTTCGAGTGGCTGCGTGAGCAGGGCTGCGACGACATCATCAAGAACGACGTGACCGTTTCTTTCGGTCGTGGCAAAGACAACGAGGTTGGCCATATTCTGGGTCTGCTGCGCAAGATGGGCCATGACCCGGAGCAGAAGACGCAGGTTCATCCGATGACGCTGAAGGCATTCGTCCGTGAGCGCGTCGAGAACGGCAAGCCCATCGACCTCGACATGTTCGGGGCATTCATCTCCAACGTCGCACAGATCAAGAGGAAGTGATCATGACCGCAGTTGCAAAAGCACAAAACACCGAGGTGTCGGCAGACCTGATGGACGACATGCTGGACGACGCGGGCGTCGGCACGACGTACGACGCCAACGATCTCCTGATCCCATTCGTCCGTCTGGCGCAGAGCCTGTCGCCGCAGATCAACAAGAAGAAGCCTGAATACATCGAAGGCCTTGAGGTGGGCGATGCCTACAACAACGTGACAGGCCAGTTCTGGAAGGGCGAGGAAGGCTTCAAAGTCATCCCGTGCTACCAGACCACCAAATACTTGGAGTTCGTGCCGCGCGAAAGCGGCGGCGGCATGGTTGGTGAGATCAGTGCCAACGATCCGATCCTCCAGCAGACCCGGCGGGAGGGCGGCAAGGAGACGCTGCCCAACGGCAACGAACTGGTCAAGACAGACCAGCACTTCTGCCTGCTGTTGGGCGACGAGGGCATGTTCCAGCCTGTGGTGGTGGACATGAAATCGACGCAGCTAAAGGTGTCGCGGCGTTGGAAAACGCAGATCACCATGCGGAAGATCAAGCACCCCAAGACGGGACGCCTGATGACACCCCCGCTGTTCGCCTGCGTGTGGCACCTGAAGGCCGTTGAAGAGAACAACGACAAAGGTGACTTCTACAACTGGACCGTCAGCTTTGACAGTATGGTGTCCGATACGGCCCTGTACAACGAGGCCAAGGTCTTCCGCCAGCAGATTGAAGGCGGCGCGGTCAAGACGCAGGAGGACAAGCCTGCCCCTGATATGAACGGCAGCGCCGGGGCCCATCGTACCGATGACCTCGGAGACGACATCCCGTTCTGACCACCCCTCAAACGCGGGACTTCTTACCGGAGCCATGTAAGGGTCCCGCGTTTGAGACACTCAAAACACAGGAGAGACCATGAGTAGCGTAAAGCGCTTCATGGCTGCTTTCGCGGGGTCGGAAGTAGCCCACGGTCAAACCGTCGTTGGAAGAACCAAGAGAAATGGGAAGGCAGAGGCAAAGAGTTTCATCGTTCGCGAACCGCTGACGGAGAAGAAAGTTGCGCTGCATCTATCTGGTGGCCAAGGGGTTGGGTCGATACCGATCAACGTGGAGAACCAGAGCCGGTTTGGTGCCATTGACGTGGATGACTACGACCTTGATTTGCGGGAAGTGGTTCGAAGGGTAAAGAACTCGAAGGTGCCGCTGGTGGTTTGCCGGTCGAAATCTGGCGGCGCGCACCTGTACCTGTTTCTCAAGACATGGGTAGATGCCGCAATCCTGCGGGAGTACCTGACCGAGATATCCTCTGCACTGGGGTTCTCGGGCCGGGAGATATTTCCAAAACAAGACACGGTTTTGCTTGAGCGCGGCGATGTGGGGAACTTCATCAACCTGCCGTATCAGAACGCCGAAAATACGTTGCGGTATGCGCTGGACGAGAATGGCGATGCGATGACGCTGGAGGAGTTCCTACGCACTGTGGACCAAAAGCGCTGCAACTTGTCGGACTTGGAGCCGATCATGCTGCGGAACGCCAACATCGACACCGAACTGGACCTGAAAAACTTTCCCCCGTGCATGCAGAGGATTGTTGCGATGGGCGGATGGGAGCTCAACCGCAACATCGGTTTGTTTCATGTCGGGTGTTCGATGAAGAAAGCATATCCAGACACATGGAAACAGGCGCTGGAGGAATGGAACACACGCCACATGAGCCCGCCCCTCCCGGCCGAGGAGGTCTCCGGAATCCAAAAACAGCTGGACAAGAAGGACTACGGGTTCAAGTGCGACGAGAAACCAATGTCGGACTACTGCGACAAGGAACTGTGTCGTCAGGTCAAATACGGCATTGGCTCCGGAAACCTCAGCTACCCAACGCTAACGGGTCTAACGATTATGAAATCAGACCCGCGGGTGTTCTACGTCAACGTGGACGGGCAGCGTCTGGAGCTTAATGTGAATGAGCTTAACTCTCCGCGCGAGTTCCAGAAAAAAGCGCTGAACGACCTGAGCATCAGACCGCCCGTGATGAAGGACGCGGACTGGGGACAACTGGTCAACCGGCTGTTGTCAGAAGCGGTCGAGGTTGATGTGCCGCCAGAGGCAACGAAACGCGGCAGGTTCCTCGAACTGCTTGAAGAGTTTTGCACCAGCAGGGTGAGGGCCATGGCACCTGAAGAAGTGCATCTCAACAAGCCGTGGACCGACGCGAGCTACCACTTCTTCAAAATGAAAGCCCTGATGGATTTTCTAAAGAAGAAGGAGTTTGGGGAGATGAACCACGCACAGGTTCTTGAGGAGCTCAAACGGGTGGGGGACGGGGAAGACCCCATGTCCCACCTCGCTATCCGCAAGGACGACGGTACGCGGACCACGGTGCGTGTATGTAGGATTCCGGCCTTCACCGAGGTGGAGGTGGACGTGAAACTTGACGAAAAACAAGGCGGCTTTGTGCCGTTCTAGGAGGACAAGATGCCGAACACAAGAAAGGACACGGGCCGTACGAAGTTCCCGACCGTGGACGAAAGACTGATGACGTTGGAACAGGTTGCGAACTGGCTCTACGTTTCGCCGTCCACGATTTACCGCTGGGAACAGGACGAGATGATGCCGCGGCGCATTTGTTTGGGCGATCCGAATGACCCCAAAGCAGCGCGCCGGTTCATCAAAAAGGAACTGGACGAATGGTTGATGTCCCGGCCGAGGGGCGCGGGCCGTTTGCCCGAGGAGCTTCGGCCGTCGTTAGGACACGGCAAAGCGAAGAGCTCTTCTGAAGCGGAGGATTGACCCATGGACGTGATCCTTGGCCCGCCGGGGTGCGGGAAGACGCACCGTTTGATCGAAGAGGTCAAGCGGGAGATTGAGGCGGGTACGCCCCCGGAGCGCATCGGTTTCGCATCCTTCACCAAGAAGGCTGTCGAAGAAGCGCTGACGCGCATCTGCACGGAGTTTGGTCTTTCCAAAAAACGGTTCCCCTTTGTCCGAACTCTGCACTCCATGTGCTTTTTGGCATTGGGGCTGCAGCGGTCCGATGTCATGGGGCCGTCAGACTGGAAGCGGTTTGGCGACGAGATGGGTTTCGATATGATTGGAACTTCTCGCAACGCCATGGACGATGGTCTAGTCCTTCCGGGCAGCACACGGGAAGGCGATCGATACCTTATGGCCATTGAGAGAGCCCGGCTACGCTGCGTGCCTGTTGAACAAGAGGTCAACGAGGCACGTCAGGAGGAACTTCATCTGCCTCTTCTTCACAAAATGCAGAAGCTCATGTTCGAATACCTGCACCAAGAGGGTCGCTTCACGTTCACCGACATGCTGGACCAGTTCTTGGCTATCGGGGAAGCACCGAACCTGAAGCTTCTGATCATCGATGAAGCACAGGACCTCACGCCGCTGCAGTGGAAGGTGGTGTTCAAACTTGCGCGGTCCGCGGACCACGTGATTGTGGCCGGGGACGACGATCAGGCGATTCATCGGTGGGCGGGCGTAGAGCCGGGACAGTTCACGCACATCGCCAAGCACGCGGAGGTGCTGGGGCAGAGCTACCGTCTTCCGCGGCCCGTGTTTGATTTTTCCCAGAACATCGTGCATCGGATCCCGGGCCGGGTTCAGAAGCCGTACGTTCCGGCGGCCCACGACGGGAGTGTCATGTGGCACAGCGACGTGCATTCTGTGCCACTTGGCGAGGGTAGCTGGACCTTCATGGCCCGGACCAACGCACAGGTAGCCAGCTGGGCGGCGGAGATGCGGGAGCAGGGTTATCTGTTCGAGGTCAACGGGTACAGCTCTGTGCGCAAGCGGACGGCCCGTGCGCTGCGCCTGTGGGGCATTATACAGCGCGGGGGCTACCTAACCCACAGCGAAGCCATGGCGCTGTACGACGAGCTGCCGAAGCAGGGGGAAGCACGTGCGTTTAAAGAAGANNNGTCCGCCTAAAGATGGCAGATCCTGACGACAAGTACACGTACGAGATCTTGTACAACGACTACGGTCTGCTTCCGAAACAGGACACGCATCCACTGTTTGCTTTGGACCTAAGCGTCGAAGATAGGCGGTACGTCGCAGCCCTGCAGCGGCGGGGCGAGAACCTTGAGGCTCCGCCCCGGATCAAGCTGAGCACGATCCATTCGATGAAAGGCGGCGAAGACGACAACATCGTTCTTGATCTGGCAACGACGCGCCGCATCGAAGAGAGCGACCACCCGGAGGACGAGCACCGGGTGTTCTACGTAGGCGTAACGCGCGCCAAGCACAATCTGCATGTTCTGCAAACAGGAGCACGATACAGCTATGGAATATAACGAGAACCCGCCCCGCAAAGAGTTTCTGGAGAAGGCGGTGGAGATTACCTGCGGCGACAGGGCCGCGGCCTACGGGCCGCCCATTGCGAACCTGTCAAACATCGCTACGCTGTGGGCATCCTATCTCACGATGCGGCAAGGCGGTAACGAGATAGAGATCTCGGCAGAAGATGTCGCATGGATGATGAACCTGTTGAAGATAGCGCGGTCCGTGCAGCCCGGCGTTCACACCGACAACTACATCGATGCCGCTGCCTACAGCGCATTGGCCGGAGAATGCCGTGTGTGGGTGGGAGGGGGAACCAATGGCGAAGGATAAGTACGACAGCAGCACCGACGATTTCCTTCTGCGTCACGACCTGACAGACATTGAGGTTGAGTGGTCCGCGCCGACAGAGCTGCCGGACCTGACCAACTGCAAGACCATTGCCGTGGACCTTGAAACCCGCGATCCGAGGATCAAGGAGCGCGGCCCGGGGTGGGCGACCAAGACGGGCGAGATCATTGGGATTGCTGTAGCTGCGGGCGACTTTCACGGGTACTTCCCGATCCGTCACCAGACAGGCCCGAACCTTGACGCCAAGATGGTGCTCCGTTGGTTGAACGACCACATGAAGCGCCCGGAGATTACCACAGTCTGCCACAATGCCCAGTACGACATCGGCTGGATGCGGGCCGAGGGCATCGATGTGCAGGGCAAGGTCATCGACACGATGTTGGCGGCCGCCGTGGTGGACGAAAACCGCTGGAGCTACGGTCTGGACAACCTCGGCCGCGATCTTCTCGGTGCCCGCAAGGACGAGAAGATGTTGCGCAAAGCGGCCCAGCAGTTTGGTGTGGACCCCAAGGCGCATATGTACAAGCTCCCCGCCCGCTACGTGGGCGGCTACGCTGAACAGGACGCGGTGCTGACACTCAAGCTGTGGCACCATCTGATGGCTGAGATCGACAAGCAGGACCTGTGGGCCGTGTTTGATCTGGAGACGCGCGTGTTGCCCGCCCTGATCGACATGCGGTTTAAGGGCGTGCGTGTGGACGTGGACGGCGCAGACGCAGCCAAGAAGCAGCTGACAAAGCGGTACAAGGAACTTCAGTCTTTTGTGAAAGATCGCACCGGCATTGAGGTCGAGCCGTGGGCCGCGGACAGCGTGAAGCAGGTCTTTGAAAAGCTGGGCCTGTATTACCAGACAACGGAGAAGGGCCAGCCGTCCTTCACCAAGGACTTCATGCGGGACCACCAGCACGAGGTGCCGCGGGCGATCAACAACATGCGCGAGACGGACAAAGCGCGGAACACGTTCCTTGAGAACATCATCAACTTTTCGCACAAGGGGCGCATCCACTGCGAGTTCCACCAGCTAAAGAGCGACGACGGCGGTACGGTGACGGGGCGGATGAGCTGCTGCCTGACTGGGGATGCCCCAATCCTGACAAAGCGAGGCATTGTTAAGCTCAAGGACGTTGTTGTTGGGGACCTTGTTTGGACGCACAAGCGCCGCTGGAAGAAGGTTCTAGCGTCATGGTCACAGGGCCGACGCCCTGTCTACAAAGTAACTTTTAGTAACGGGAACTTTTTGCTTGCCACAAGCAACCACCGGTTTCATAAAAGTGCCGACGACTGGGTTATGACCGGAGACTTATTGGATGGCAGTGTCGAGCACTTGGGTGAGAAGGGTCGAAAACATAGAACAGTCTTTGAGACTGTATCGAGAAACGGAGATGACGATCAAAGAGATATCGCAGCGGCTGGAGACCACTCAGCACAACATCCAAGCTGTTTTGCGCAGGAACATGTGTTCCACGGAGCGCAAAAAGCTGCAGGCCTTGCGGTATGCGAAAGCAAAACGCGGAGCCAAAAACCCTATGCACAACAGGACGGGGGAGCAGCACCACAACTGGAAGGGGGATTGCTTCGACGGACGCGGGTATCTTACGCGGGTGCACAATGGGAAGAGGCAGTTCGTGCACAGAATTGTCATGGCCCAAGCTTTGGGGGTCGAGGAGATACCGTCTTCGTTGATAGTGCATCATGTGGACGGGGACCCGACCAACAACGACCTAGACAACCTAGCTTTGATGACCGCCTCGGCACACATGGTTCTGCATTCGGAAGCGGAGAGAGACGCAAGAATTGCGACGTCTGGGCAGGGCCCGTTGGATCGGAAAAGAGCGTTGAGCTGGGAGGCGCAGCGCAGACGGCGGCAGTTGAAGGATGCCAATATGTAGGTGTTGAGGAGGTCTTCGACCTCTGGGTTGCTGAGGACAACAGCTATTGCAGCGCGGGAGTGTTCAGCCACAATAGCAATCCAAACCTGCAGCAGATCCCGGCCCGCGATCCGGAGGTCAAGAAGATGGTCCGGGGGCTGTTCCTGCCGGACGAGGGCTGCCGGTGGGGAAGCTTCGACTATTCCTCGCAGGAACCCCGGATGCTGGTTCACTTTGCATCACAAATGCCCGCACGCGTGCGCCATCCGATGATCGACACCATCGTCGAGGAGTACCGTCAGGGGGACGCGGACCTGCACCAGATGGTGGCGGACATGGCGGGCATCAGCCGGAAGCAGGCGAAGACCATCAACCTCGGCATCATGTACGGCATGGGCAAGGCCAAGTTGGCAGATCAGATGGGTATGTCGGTGGACGAGGCCTCGGCTCTGCTGGAGAAGTATCACGAGGAAGTGCCCTTTGTAAAAGGCATCGCAGACGTGGCGTCAAAGCAGGCGGATAAGCACGGGCAAATCCGAACTATCGCCGGTAGGCTGTGCCGTTTTGATCTTTGGGAACCAAGTAGCTTCGGGTACAATAAACCCATGCGGTATGAGGAAGCTCAAAAAGCATATGGTGGGGTCAACCGCTTGCGGCGGGCCTTTACTTACAAAGCCCTCAACCGCCTCATCCAAGGATCGTCAGCCGACCAAACGAAGACGGCGTTGGCCGTGGCCTACGAGAGCGGCAAGCTGCCCCTCCTGCAGGTCCACGACGAACTGTGCTTCAACGTCTCCAGCGACAAGGACATCCCCGAGATCGTGGAGATCATGGAAACCTGCCTGCCGCTTGCCGTTCCCAGCAAAATCGACGCTGACATCCAGAGCAACTGGGGAGAAGTAGACTGACTGTGTTCTCAGTTCCATAAAGGGGTTGGCCTCTGCAGGCTCGCCAAACAACTCCGTCTCTTGGACCTCTTCCTGCTGCCGCTGCAGATACCGCTCCGGGCTCAAGTTTTCGCCGCGGCGATCCGCGGACATGCGGTTCAATGTTCCCCAGTCTACGTCGCGCGTGACACGGCGACGGTCTTCCTGCGACATTTGCAGGGCAACCTCTTTCTTGATCTCGCGCGAAGTCGTACCCGGGTAGAACTCGCCCCGCATAATCGTGTTGACTTCTTTCCGACCGAGTTTCGCCTTCTGAACGAGGTTGCGGCGTATCTCCGTATCCGAAAGGCCCAAGGTCCGCGCTGCGAGAATGTCGGCGTAAAGCTTCGACTGCTCCCGGTACAGGGCGTTGAGGTAGTTGTCCCATCCACGGACGATATCTTGCGGCGTGCTGTCCGCCGCACGGATGACACGGTTGGCCGCGGTCTTGGCTTCCGAACGGCGGGGCGCGTAGGCCAGACCGCTGAACTCGAAGTCGCGCTTGAGGTTGAGTTCCATCGGCGTGAAGCCGGTGACCTGACGGGCCAGTTCTTCGAAGGTGTTGTATTCTTGGCCCCGAGGTCCGGGGACCTCGGACATGGCACGGGTCAGGCGACCCGGCTGCAGTTCGCCCATGCGTGGGGTTGCGCCGAGCTTGAGGTACGCAGGAACCAAGCTGTCCGTGACATGCAGGAACCCTTCAGACACCTGCGTGCCAAGGGAATCGGTGCTGTTGTAGATCTTCGCGCCGGTGCTGGTCTCGCCGCCACGGCCAACGCCAAGGCTGGCAAGGCCTCCGCTGGGCAACACGTCCCGGACGCGTTCGAAGACAATCGATTCCGCCGCGAACGGATCAAGGAGCGCGGCCAAACTGGAGAAAGCACCGGTAGCGATCTGCTCCGCCTCACTCTTGTCCAGACGCCCCTTCTCTTGGTACTGACGCAGCCCCGCCTGAAGGGCGTCGGTGACGAACCCGTACGGCGCGACGTAACTGAGATCGATGTACTTGAGGTTACCCTCACCGTCGTTGTCGATCACAAGGATGTCGTGACCGTCCATGTACGAAGGCAGCTGCTGGTACATTGCCTCCATCTGTTCCGGCGTCACATCATTCGCCATCATCGATGCGCGGACCATGGCCTTCGGCGCGATGCCTGCGACGGTGAGATAGCCTGCCATGCGCTGCGCACCAAGAGCACGGATTTGACGCTCAAACGTGCGAGCGGCCTGTTCGCCCATCGTCTCCCGGAGATCGGGGCTGACAGTATAAGCCATCTCCTTCAAACCCCGGTCAAGGATGTTGACCGAGTTGCGGATGTTTTCGGAAGCAAACGAGGTGAAGTTCCCGAAGAACGGAATACGATCCAGCTGGCGAACCGCTTCGCCCACGCGCCCGTAGATAGGCATCGTGTCTTTGACGATGTCTGCCGCCATGATTTCGGTTGCGGTCAGCGGTGCGGCACCCGCGGGCATCGCACGCTCCAGCGCTTCCGAGGTCACACGCTTTCCAAGACCTTGATCGACCATGTCGCCCAGCAGGGTGGTGTATTGGTCCGGGTCAAGGCCCGAGGCCCGCAGAGCCTCGGTCAGTTTGGCCTCTTCGGCCATGACAGCCATGCCTTTGAAGAAGGAGTCCGATCCCTGTGCAAAATTCTCCATGAACTGGCTGAACTTTGTGGCGGGCTTGAGCAGCTTAGTTTCAGCCAAACGCTCTCGACCCTTTCTAAACTTTGCCGCCGCACCCACCCCGGGACCCTCGGACACGTAGTCTTTGATCGCACTGATCAGAAGGTTGCTGTCCTGCGTGCCAGAGAGTTCAAGCTTGCGCTTCACGCGCGCCATCCCCGCCTCGTCTAGTTTGGCAAGGTCGTCTATATAAAGCGAGATCATGGTTGGCACGTCCATCTCACGCGAGAAGTTGCCATTACCAATGAACATGGCCATGTTGCCGAGAACATCCCGGACGCGGGACGCGGGGTTGGGAATAATCATTTGTTTCTGAGAGAAGCCGCGGATCTGGTTAAGGATCGCCAGACCCTCGGATACGAACCCGGTGTTCAACTGCAACGGCGCTGTAAGAACCCGTTCCAGTTCCGGCGCAACGTATGCCCCAGACAGCGTGCCGTACTTGCCCCCAAAAACAGAGCTTGCATCCGACTCCCCGAGTTTGACGTAGCCCATGTCCACCAACGCCTGCTCCGCCGCCGCTGCCTGATCAACGCGGCCTGCGCGGCCCGGGGCAAACCCAGACAGCGCCGCCTCGTACTCCTGCTGCGTCATGGTTACCGGGTCGGGAACCCGTACGACCATGGGCCGACCGCCGTCGCGCAATTGATCCACCGCCTGAGACAGGTCAACGGTGTTCCCAGAACGAGCGAGCCGTTCGAAGAAGTCCGAAGAGGCACTGGTCTTGGCAAGCTTTTCGACGGTGGTGACGAAGAGTTCGTCAGGGTCAGTGATCTCGCCCATCAGTGCCCGAAGGGCGGGGCTCTGATCCACCAGCGGTTTGCGCTTAATAAACATTTCGTCGCTAATCTTTAATAGCGGCGAGTTCTTGGCAAAGAAGTTACCCTTCTTGCCAAGCGTCTTCTCCTTGGAGGTGGAGATCAAATTGTCCAAGGCTGTCTTTGGGTCGATGCCTTGTTTGACAGTGGACAGGCCCAAGATATCCAGAACCGTGTTGCGAGCCGTTTCTTCCGGGACAAGGGTGCTGCCACGGGAAAGGTTGGCACGGACTTCTTCAACCGCTTCTTGAAACTTCGGCGAGTTCAGCATGTCTTCTTTTTGGAAACCCGCATAGAAGGACACAGGGTCTTCGTACACTTGGAACAGACGGTTCAGATAGCCCTGCTCTGCCTGCATGCTGCCCCGCATGTCCTCTAGTGCAGCTCTTGCAAGGTCCGCGCGAGACTGCCCGACCCCTGTAATAACGGTGTCGTCCATCCCGCCAAACTGCGCCGCCTCGCCAACGGTGGGTCGCTGGGCAACGCGCTCCAGTTCGGACATCATCCGATCCTGCATCTGAACGCGCAGATCAATCAAGCGATTGGCCGCGTCTACGGCTTCTTGGCCGTACGGCCGGAGCGCATCCTCGTTGCCCATCAGGAAGCGGCGGAAGTCCTGCTTCGCGGTCTCCTTGTCAATGACGGTGCCGTTGCGGGCCATGGCCTTGATCGCCTTGTTGGCGACCGTGTCGTACTCTTTCAGAAGGCGCACAGCCTCCCGCTTGGTCGCATCGCCAAGGGTAATGCTGTCTTCGACCTCCTGCCAGACGCGCGGGTCCGCGCCGCGGCTGGGGCTGAACCCACGCTTCAACGCATCCGTCACCTTACCTGCGCCCGGCAGGCGGGACAGGCCGGTGCCCATCAGATCGAAGCCCTGCGTGATCCCGCGGGCCAAGGTCGAAGTGCCTGCAGAAACACCGGGCACGGTCCCAAGGCCGCGGATCGCGCGGCTTGCCCCGAAGAGCCCTGCGTCGAAGCCCAAAGACATGGCAGAGGCTTCAGCGCCCTGACGCAGCTTGTTGCGCATGCGGCGGAAAGCCTCGTCCCGGCCCGACAACCCGGTGTCCGCTTCGGTACGTAGACTATCGGGAAGGAACGTGAAGCTGTCGGCCATGGTCAAACGGCCATCGGGAGACACGACAGTTTCAAAAATCCCGGCCGCGCCCGCGGTGGTTCCGAACAGCTTGGCCTTGTTGCCAAGGACGGCTTTGCCCGCAGCGCTTTCTCCGAACCGGTCTGCCGATTTCATGAAACGACTGCGCGCCGTCCCGACCGTCGCACCCTTGGCGGCAAGGTTGGCGCGGTTGAGCCATCCTGCAATCGGAATGAACCCGAGGCCGAAGGACAAAATCTCTTCGGTAGCCTTGCCTGCCCCGCCCTGCGGCACCGCACCGAGGAACTCCTTGGTGCCTTCGAAGAAGTCCGTCACGTCCCGGGAGGTGTCCGTGTCGAGGGCACTGTCCAAGCCAAGAGCGCCAAGTTCCACGATGCCTTGAACAAGAGAGATGGGCGCAGCAACTACGCCGCGCCCGACATCAGCAAGGGCCGAGGTCTGGGGCTCTTGCTCTTCCGACGTTTCGCGAAGACTGAGAAAGGGGTTTTCTTCCGACGTTTCGCGAAGACTGAGAAAGGGGTTTTCTTCTGCCATCTGTTATAGCCCGTACAGCGCCGGGGTGAATTTCGCTTCTCCGTTTTTGCCTGCCTCTTCGAGCATCTTCCGGATTTGATCGTCCGTAGAACCAGCCGCCCTTTGCGCAGCAATCGTTTCTTCCACACCCGCGTCCGGAGTACCCACTACAGGGGAAACAGCCCCTCCGGCCTGCGCGGAAGGAGCTCCCGGCGCAGCGGTAACTGCGGCAAGCCGTGCTTTTTGCAGCGCTGCCTGCACGTTTCCGGGGCTGTTTTCCAACTCTGCACTCAAGGTGGTTCGAAAGACATCGTTGTACAGGTATTCCTGCCGCTGCTTCTCGCCCTCTGGCGCATCTGCACTGCCCAAATTCTTTAGCCGCTGAACCTCAAGCTCCGTTTCGCGGTCGTACTCCATCTTGGCAAGCTCCGCCTCGGCCTCGGTGGCAGCAGCCTCGCCAGACAGCGCAGCTTCAAGGGCCGCGGTCCGCAAGTCGCGGTCTTGCTGACGGCGTTCCGCCTCAGACTCGGACATGCCCTTCAGGCCGGACAGCGCGCCCTGTGCAATGTTCGTCAGAGCGTTCGGGCTCTGCCCCGCGGCGATGGCAAGGCCGATCATGGCAAGAGACATCATCTTGTCCCGGGCCCGATCCTCCTCGTCGATGCCGTAGATTTCCTTGAACAGGGCAAGGTTCTCACTGTACCGCGAACGCAGGTCCTTCTTGGCCTTCGGCTCGGGGTCGTTGATCTGCCGTTCCGTCGCATCCACGATCCTGCGGACAAGTTCTTTGGGAGCCAGCTCTTCTGGAGTGGGTTCTTCTGGAGTGGGTTCTTTTGGAGCGGGTGGCTCTGCAGATTGTTCCTCGGGCCGCTTTTCGCCAGAAGATCCGGGAACCGCATCCCCGATAGTCGGAACCGTCAAATACTCACGCACCGGAACCGAGCCGCTGCCCAAGGCCCCCGGAAGCATTTCGCTGGGCGCAGGAACGCCCCGCGGGGCTCCCGCACCCGGAAACTGAGCCGTAACAGACTCGTCTCTGAAAAGCGCCGTCGGAAGTTGATCTCCTACAGGGTCGCCCGCTGTTCGGGAAACGAGCGTTCCTTTAAGAAGGTTCTCTAACGGGTCGGATGAAGGCAGTGTCGGGGTGTATGGCATCCCCGCGGCCCGCGCGTCCTCGATATACTGAGACCCGCCCACAGAAAGACCCGTTAGCCCCATGTTTTCCGCCATGGTAGCAAGATCGCGAGCTTTGTTTTCAGGGGAAGCAGGGGCGTTCATTCGATCTACCCGCCGCTGCAGCCGGAAAAGGTCCTCGGGCGGCATTTGGCCCGTAGCCGCTGTCCTGCTAAAATACGGAGCGTTGGGAGGAATAAACCCCTGTTCCCGGGCGGGAGGAATGACGTTCAGCCGCTCTTCCACCGCCCGCATCAGTTCGGGCGACGATGCCATGATGCCGCCCATCGAACGGAGCTTGTCTCGTGCATCTCTGTCTGCCATCACATCTCTCCGTTACTGGAACGCATTGTAAAGAGCCGCGCCGCCCAGCAGAAGACCGGTCGCTTGACTGAACGGGCTCGGCCCGGGCTGCGTCTGCGTAACCGTCGAACCCATCGGAGCGCCCTGAACGACATCGGACAGGAACCCGACCTGCTGGTATGGTGCCATAGCATTTTGATACGCGGTCAAGCGCTGTGCCTCAAGCTCCGACTGTGTCTGCTGCTGCCTCAGAGCCCCCGCCTGCTGCAGCATTGCGATATCCTGCAGGTTCATGCCTTGCAGCTGCTGACCAAGGTTCGCCTGCTGCTGACCTATCTGCGCCTGCGTCTGGGCAGCGGACAGCTGCTGTCCGGAGATCCCGAGGCCAAGCTGCCCTGTGTCGATGCCCAAGGACCCAATGCCTTGGCCGATCTGCGCCTGCTGACCTGCGCCTTGCAGCTGCGTCTGCGCACCCTGCAAAGCCTGACCCGATGCCTGCAGACCGATGTCCGCAGCGGTTTGACCTGCCTGAATACCCAGAGATGCGCCCTGCATGCCCATTTGACCCGCGGCCTGCTGGCCTGCGACCTGCTGTTCCACCTGACCCGTGGCCAGCTGCGCACCGCTCATGATGCCCTGCTGCGCCAGCTGTTCCGCCGACAGACCCGTTTGGGCAGCAATCTCTTCCGCCGACAACCCTGCCTGCATCAGAGCCTGTGCGTTGGAGGCCTGCTGCCCGGTGGCTGTCAACCCTACCTGACCTGCAGAGACACCCAGCTGACCGGCAAGTTCTGCCGCCGACAACCCTGTCTGGGCCTGAAGCTGGTCAAAGGACAAACCCGTTTGGGCCATCGCTTGCGCGTTAGCCGACTGCAGCTGCGCCGTGTTAAGACCCAGCTGCCCACCGGAAACGCCAAGCTGACCGGCGAGCTCTGCCGCCGAAAGCCCCGTCTGGGAAGACAGCTGTTCGAGGCTGAGACCGGTCTGAGCCAGCGCCTGCGCATTGGCCGCTTGGAACTGCGCCGCGTCCATCTGCATCTGCCCGCCTTGTGCGGCGAACTGCCCGGCCAACTCCTGCGCCGACAAACCCGTCTGGGACGCC